TCACATGACCATCATGTCGGGGGTCCACTCGTCGCTGTCGTAGATGCTGGTGCCGGCATCGTTGGCCAGGATGCGGCCGATGGCCATGGCGGCGGCAACGGCGCCGTCGATCCGGCCGCGCTCGCGGGCCTTCTCCTTGGTGAACTTCTCGTTCTCCGCCGCGTCCCGTTCGGCCACCACGTTGCCGAAGCACATGCGCAGGATGGGATTGCCGCCGTGGCGGAAGTGGCCGGCGAGGATGGCGCGCTTCAGTTCCTTCACCGGCGCCGCCATGCTGGCAAAGCCCTGGCCGAACTGGTTGATGGCGAAGCCCTCATCCTGAAGGGCCGTGTTCACGGCGGTGGAGTTCCATCGATCGATGGCCACTTCCTGCACGCCAAAGTGCTCCCCGAGGGCCACCGCGTGTTCGATGATGGCGCCGTGATCCACCACGTTGCCGGTGGTCACGGTGAGGAACCCTTCGTCCCGCCAGCGCAGATAGTCCGCCCGGTCGCGCTCGGCTTTGCGGGCAAGGCCGGCCTCGGGCAGGAAGAACATGGGCAGCACGTCATAGCGGGCGTGCCCGTCCTCGCCTGCGGAGGGGAACACGGCCACAACGGCAGTGAGGTCTTCCACGCTGGAAAGGTCGATGCCCACCCAACACGGGCGCCCCTCCAGCTCTTCCGCCGGGGCCATGGGTTCGGCCGCGTCGTACACCTCCAGGGCAAGCCAGGGTTCGGCGGCGCCTTCCTGCCACAGATTGAGGTGGAAGCGCTTGAAGTCGGCAATCTCAGCCGGGAAATGCTCGATCCGCCGGGCCTTGATGCGCAGTTCCTCCAGCGAGCAGAAGCCGGCGGCAATGGCGGGGTTTGCGCTGTGCCAGGCGCTTTCATCCCGCCAGTCGGCACCGGCTGGCGCGGCGAAGATGATGGGGGCGAAGGTCGGGTCTTCGATCTCGCCGGACGCCACCTTGTGGCTGTACTCCCACAGGTCGGAGGCAAGCCCGCCCGTGCCCTCGCCAGCCGTCGAAATAACGACGGTCAGAGGCTGGTCACGCTTCACCATGGAATCCGTCACCGTCTTGAAGACCTTGCGGGCCTCCGCCGGGGGCCAAGCGTGCACCTCGTCCGCCAGGAAGAAGGAGACGTTCAGGCCGTGCTTGGAATAAGCTTCGGTGGAGATGGCCTTCAGCACGCTCGCGGTGCCGGGGTGGTTGAGGGTCTTGCGGCTTTCGATGGGCGCGACACGGGACAGCAAAGCACCGTCCTGCTTTACCATCTCCCAAGAGTGCTTGAAGGCGATGCCGGCATTCTCCCGGTCCGCCGCCGCCTGGATCACTTGCCCGCCGGCCTCCGCTTCCGGCCCCATGAAGTGAGCGAGCGCCAGGGCGGAAGCCAGGGTGGTCTTCGCATTTCCTCGAGGAATCCAGATGCAGGCGGTGCGCACCAGCCGCGCGCCGGTGTCCGTTGAAGGTCCGTAGATGCGGCGGATGATGGCGTCTTGAAACGGATGCAGGGTGAAGGGCTGGCCCGCGAAGCGTCCCTCCCACAGCCTGAGCCGGCGGACGAAACGGCACATGCGATCCGCGCGGCCCGTGGGATCGGGATAAAGCGCCGGGTCAGGCGAGAAGATCGGTGTCCCAGCCATCGGCCCCTTCCTTCTTCTCGCTGGCAGTCCCGCGCCGGTGCGGCGTGATGGCGAGTTCGGCCGCCAGCAGGCGCGCTTCCCGCATGGCGCCCATGAGCATCTTGAAGGCGGGATGCGTCACCGGCCCCTTGTCGGCCTGGAGGACATGGCCTTCGGCATCCATCATCGCGGTATAGGTGCGCGACAGCCCCACGGCCCGGCAGTAGTTCTCCAAGGTCGCCAGGGTATCGGCGGTGAGGTGTCCGCGCTCATGGAGAAGGGGAGCCACCCGCTTCCATTCCGCAGCCCCATGAGGACAGAGCGATCCGGGCGGCGGCGGGCAGCGGCCGGCGACCTTGCTGCCGTCCACGATCTGGAGCGTCGGCTTACGGCCTTTCATGTGAGGAAACTCCTTTTCTAAGAACTCCATTTGTCCGGAGAGTGCGCGCGAGACCCACCCACCGGTCCTTCGCCTCATCGGGCAAAGTCTCGAACCACCCCCGGGCTATCGTCTGCTTGCTAGCGCTTGCTATCACTGCGCTTGCTATCCTGTGCTACCGGCTGCTTGCCGAACCCGCCTTCCTCGCGGATCGCCTTCCTGGTGTTGCAGGGCTGGCATGAGGGCTGCCAATTCGCCGTGTCCCAGAACAGCTTCATGTCGCCCTTGTGGGCCACCTTGTGATCCACCATCGTCGCAGGGCCACCACAGTGCACACAGCGGTCACGCCCGGGCTTGGCGAGCCAGGAACGGGACGCCTTGCGCCACTTCTCTGTGTAGCCACGGGCGGATGCGGAGGGGCGACGGGCATCGGCCGCCTTCTTCCGCTCCGCAGCGCAGACGGGACATTGCGGGCCGGTGAAGGACGGATGGCCGCGCGGGCAGTGCTTCGGAGGAGCCCAGGGCATCAGCACACCCGAAGGCGGTGCGGGTCGATCAGGTCAAAGAAGCCGAGGGGCACCTCGGATGCGGCACCGTCGAGGGTGGCCTCGCGGTTCTCATAGAGATGCGCCGCATAGAGCTTCATGGCGTGTACCAGCACCGCCGGCACGCCCTCCGTGAAGTCGTCCAGCGGGCCGCACCAGCCTTCCACGAAGCCGCGGGCGGTCTCGGTGAGGGCGGCAAGGTCGGCGTCCTCTTCATCGTGCTCGATACGAATGTGCAGCTTCAGATCAGCGAGGGGCAGGATGTCGAGGGTGGTGGTCATGGCGTCTTTCCGAGCGCAGGAGCCTCGTTTCGGAGGGGAACACGTGGAACGCGGGGTACAGGCTTGATTTCACTTTGCATATTTCTGTTCCCCACCGTTCCCTTGCTTGGGGAACACGGGGAACAGGCGGGAGGGGCAGCGCACGGCGTACCCCTCCCGGTGAGCCCTTGGCGCTCTCCCCGAGCGCTGGTGCTCGCGACCTTGCCACCTTGACCCCTGTAAAACGGCTTGCGCCGGGGCGCCGGGGAGGTGGCTTCTCGCTATCGGGCAGGCCGCTGCATGCCCTCAAATGCTGGCGCCCAATCTCGATCAGCTCACCGGCCGGCTCGCGGCATGCCCCAGCACCGCGACGGCGGAGACGGGCGCGCTGCCGCTGTTGCCGGTGGGCGTGATGGTGAGGCGGGTGAAGCGCTTGTGGCCGATGTAGCCGAGCTTCCGCACCTTCCCGTCATCGGCGAAGGTGAAGCCGGCACCCGCCTCGGTGCCGATCAGGTCGGCATCGGCCACGGCGGTGAAGCCGGAGCCGGAAGCCTCGCTCTCCTCCAGCAGCACCGCGAAGGTGGCGTCGGTATCGGCGAGGGTGCCGGTGGCGATCACATAGGCGAGGCCCTCGAAGCCGAGCCGGTCGATCACGGCGCCCACGGCCGGCGTGTTGTCCGCCACCACCACCGGAGCGATGACGGGGCGGACGGCGATGTTCGATGCAAGGTCACGCATGGGTCAGGCCTCCTCAGCTCACGGCCATCTTGAGGGTCTTGATCGCCTCGGCGAGCACTACCCCTCCGCCCACCCGGCGCCGGGCGTGGAAGCGAACCAGGCCCTTCGTCGCCTGCGAATAGGGATCGCGCAGCACCGACAGCGTCACCCGGTCATAGATCCGGTAAGCGGTGGCGAAGTCGCCGAAGGCGATGGGAAAGGCGTCGGCCTCCACGTCCGGCATGTCCACCGCCTCCACCACCGGACGGCCCAGCAGTGTCTCCGGCTGGCCCGCCTGATAGCTGGGCTGCCACAGATAGTTGTTCTGCCCGTCCTTGAGCTTGCGCACGGTGGCGAGGGTCGCCCCGTTCATCATCCACACGCCCCGGTTCCGGTAGAAGGCCGGGATGGCATAGGCCAGGGTGATGAGCGCATCGGCGCTGAGGGTGGTGGCGTGGCCGTTGGCGGTGGCGCCGATGCCGGAGGCGGAGAGGAATCCCTCGGGCTTCTTCACCCCGTTGCCGGCGACGAAGGCCGCGCCCTCGATCCGGCCGAACTCCTCAGCGAGGTCCGCCGCCACCTCGCTCTCGACGTTCACCGCCGCGTCTTCCAGCAGCTTGGTGCTCACGTCCACATAGCAGGCCGCCTCATGGATCGGGATTTCCACCTGTCCATAGCTGGCGCCGGTCTCGGGACGGTCCTCGTCCTCGCCCACCCAGGACGCGGTGGGAGTGCCGGTGCGCTTCGGCAGGATGACCGAGCCGGAAGAGGTGGAGCCCACCTTGGCGGCCTGGCGCACGGGGGAGAACTCGACGATGCCCTTCACCACCTGGGCGACGAACTCGGCGGGGGCGAGATAGCCACCGGCGGTGTCGTCGGACACCCGCAGCGCCTTCACCTCGTCGAGGGCGAGGGCCTCGCGGCCCTGGCGCAGGAAGCCGGCGAAGGCCTTGGTTTCGATCTGCGCCGGAGCCGCCTTGATCTCAGCGCCGGGGCGGTTGAGCTTGGCCTCGATCCGGTCGGCGACGCTCTTCACGCTGCCCACCTTGTCCTCGACGGCCTTCAGCCGGGTGTCGAGGCCGGCCACGCTCTCTTCCAGGCCGGCGACGCGGTCTTCGACGGCGGGAGGCGGAGTGTCAGGAGTCTGATTGACGTTCTGTTCCATTTTACTTCCGTTGCTTGCCGCGCCTGCGGCGGATTTCACGCTGAGAACGCGCGCCCGGCTCGACGCGGGGCGCCGGACCAGGCTGATTTCGTGCAATTCGATCTGCTGAAGGGTGCGGGTGCCGTCCGGGGCACGGGCGGACTTCACGGCGAGATAGCCGATGCTGAGGCCATCGACCTTGCCGGTGCGCACCGCCTCGTAAGCGTCCCGGCCGGCGGGGTTGGAAAGGTCGATCTGGCCTTTCACCTTCAGGCCCAGCTCGTCTTCCTCGATCTCCAGCCATGTGCCGATGGGCGCGCCTTTGTGCTCGAACAGCATGGCGGGCATGGTTTCGAGCGCGGCATGGGCGGCAAGGTCACGGCCGAAGGCGCCGGGGGCCACCACGTCATGCACCAGGTCGGCGGGGCCACCGAACAGGGAGGCATAGCCCGATACGAGCCCGGCCTCGCCGGTAGCGAATTTCACTTCAAGGGTGAGGTGTTCCATCACGCGGGGCCTCCATTCTGCGGCGCACCGGTGCCGGGCTGGCTCGCTCCGGTGTTCGGGTTCTCGTAAACGTCGCCGCCGTCGCGCCGGGACAGCCCCAGCCACTCCCGGCCTTCGTTCGGAGACAGCACCCGCGAGGCAATCAGCGAGTTGATGGCGGTGGCGCGGGCGGTGAGGTCCACCCGGCTCATGTCGTCCCGGTCGAAGCGGATGACGTAGTTCGGCCGCTCCTCATCGGTGAACAGCGCCCGGCGCAGCGCGCCCTCCACCTCCCGCAGCCACGGCTCCAGGGTGAAGTTGAGGAACTGGAGGCCGGCCTGCTCCATGTTCGACCAGGTGGCGCGCTCCAGGTCCTGCAACAGCGTAACCGAGATGTTGAAGGCCCTCGCCACCTCCACCACCGCGAAGGCGCGCATCTCCTGATACTGCGCATCCACGCTGGTCATGGTGAGCTGCTGATATTCGGCGCCGCCCTCGATGATGGCCGTGCCGCCCGACTTGCCGCCACCATGCGCGAGCTGCCATGCCTCCTTGATCTTTCGCACCGTGTCGGGGGTGGCCTTGTCCTTCAGGTGCAGGACACCGGACGGCCGGGCGCCGTTGCTGAACAGCCGGGCCGCGTGGGCGTCGAGGGTCAGGGCAAGGCCGATGCTCTCCCGCGCCAGCGTCGCCGGGGCACGGCCCAAGGGCGCCTGCACATGCACGATGTCCGCCGCCGCCATCTCCTGGCCATGCAGGCGGAAGGTCTTCTCGCCGGTGCCGTCGAGGGCGCGCTCGACGGTGATGCAGCCCCGGTCATAGAGGATGGCTTCCGCCACCCGCCCGCCGACGCGGTTCACCCAGCTCGCGGCGCCCTCATCGAACAGCAGCGCGCCGGCCACCATGTCGCGGATCCACTGGTGGGTCGATGTCCAGGCATTCGGGCCGTCGCGGAGCAGCGCCGCCACCGGATGGTCGGGCGCCGCCACTTCGTCGGCGCCCTCCCGGCGCATCACGCGGATGTCGAGGCATGCGGCGGCATTGGAGATGATCGTCACTGCCGCGCTCACCGCCGGCATGGTCAGGGCGCTGCCCGCGCCGACGCTGACACCGGCCGCAGTCGGGCCGGATGCGCCAAGAGCCGCCAGCAGCGCGGCATCGGGCGCGGCAAGGCTCTTGCGCTCGGGGGCGAAGAATTGGCGGAGGCGAGAGAACATGCGGCGAGGATTGCACGCGCGCGGGTCACGTCAACTTCAGTCTGTCAATGTGTCCGAAGTAAAAGTGATTGGATTGGCTTTGATTGGTCTGGATTAGATGCCGCTCGTCTTGCGCAGCGCCTCAATCTCGATCCGCGCCAGCCGCTCGGCTTCGGAGCGGGTGAAGCCCCCGTCATATTCAAGGATGGCCGCGCGTTCCTCGAAGGCCATCTGCCAGTCTTCCGCATCCCACGCGGCTGGGGGAGAGACGGCGAAAAATTCTTCGATACGCTCCGAAGGCGAACCGACAAAACTGACAAAACCTCCTTGCCCGTCATCGGGGGGCACTCGAAAATTTTCAAATTCGCTCACAGACGGAACTGACAAAACTGACGAAACTGTATCTGGGTGGGTTTTGTCGGTTTTGTCAGTTCTGTCTGGAGGCGTTTTCTGATTTTTCAGTGCTGCGTACCATCGGCCCATGGCTCAACCCCCAAGGCTCGGATGCCAGCGGTAAAGCGTCATTGGACGGCCGCCCTCGGCAGTGGTCGGCTTTGCGGCTTCACTGCAATGATGCGTCACCACCAGTACGTCGATAGCCGCACCAACTGCGTCACGATCAGATAGGCCAGCCCATCCCTTTCGCACCACGTCCCGCGCCGTGAAGGGGTTCGGCAGTTGTCCCCGCCGCTCCACGATCAGCCGGGCGCCGTCCTCCACCACCGCGTTGCCTGAGGCGTAGAGGCGTTCGGCATGGCTGCGCAGGTAGTCGGCCCACCCCAAGGCGAGACGGATCGCGTTTTCCCGAACCTCGAACCGGCCGCCCTCGATCAGCTCAAACAGCAAAGCGAGGCTCGCCACCGTCGCCGGCATCTTCAGCAAATGGCTCTCCATTGTTGAGGACATGGAGCCGGAACGGGCGTCGGCCTGGATCTCCTCCATCCATTCGCGGAATAGGTCCTGCGCCTCGATCGAGAACCGCATGACGAGCGGGTGCTCGGTGGAGCCGGGGAGGTCGCCTGCCAGGGTGTCGAATACGGCCTGATAGCGGTCGCGGGCCTCGCGGCTCGGGTGCCGGTCGGTCCATGTCCATGTGCCGATGTCGTCCGGCCACACGGCCAACTGGAGGCGCTGGATCAAGCCATCATTGCTGGCGCCGGTGAGGGCGCCGCGCACGATGGGGGCGATGCGCGAGGGCTGCACCCCGCCGATGAGGCTCAAGGTGCAGTTCGCGATATGCACCGTGCCCCGGCCGATGCGGTCATAGGTGAAGCGGCCGTCGCCATTGAAGGCTTCGAGGTAGAAGGCGCGCTCGCCCTGATACTCCTCCCGCTCCATGCGGGAAAGGAAGCCGGGCAGTTCATCTCGGATCAGCAGCAGGCCACGCGGGTTCTCGTTCAGCAGCTCCCCGAGCTTCTCCACCGTGGCGTCGTTGACGATGAGGCGCGGACAGGGCTTCTCCTCTTCGTCGCCCTTCGTCCGTTCCGCAAGGATGGCACGGGCTTTGTCCCGGTCGCCGGCCTTCAACGCCTCCGCGGCGCGCTTCTTGGCATCCCTGCCGTCGAGGCCCGACAGGGCGTCTTCCACTTCATCGGCGCGCAGCTCGGCTTCCCAGGCAGAACGCGCCCGGTCCTGGATGGCATAGACGGGGGCCAAAGCCGCCTGCATCGCGGGGCTCTTCATCGCTGACGGCCGGCCGATGATGGCACCCCACAGGTTCGGCACCACTTCCCAATCGTCCTGCTGCTTTGGCGCGATGCGGATGCGATTGCCCACCACAGCGGCAAGGCCGCACAAAGCGGTCACGGCGGCGAAGTCGGGCGGGGCCTGCTGACGGTCGGCCACGTCCATCACGTAGTCACCGATGGCGGGCGGCAGCATCTCACGCATGAAGGGCTCGACGGGCGGCAGGGATGACGCGATCGGCATCGGGCTGGCGGGCTCGCGCGTGGCCTGAGCAATCGCGGCCTCAATCGCCGTCCATTCCATCCCGGACGGCAGATCATCGGCCACGTCCCACTTTTCCGGCAGGCCGGCGGGCAGACTCACCACCGCCACGCTGGCGGCCCCGGTTGCGCGCACCAGTTCCGACACCTCGGCAGCGGCTGACATGCCGGGGGCATCGTTGTCCGGGCAGATGACGACATGGCGCCCCTTGAGCGCGCTCCAATCGGTCTTCCGTGCCGCCTTCGATCCGCCCGGCCACGTGATCGCCACATGGCCGGGAAAACGCTTGCCTGCGGCTTCGGCGGCCTTCTCACCCTCCACCACCAGCACCGGGGCCATGGGGCGGGCCGCAAGCCGGTCGAGGCGAAACAGGGGGCGGGGATCGGGAAAGCTCTTGCACCGCCATTCGCGCCGGCCGCTCGGCCCCGCGCAGAAGGTGAGCGGGAGCACTTGCTTGTCACCGGCGGCGCCGTTGAAGCGCATGGCGCAGCCCAGCAAGCGGCCCTCGGCATCTGGATAACGCCAGCCGGCGGAGAAGGTGTAGCCCTTCGGCTGGAAGCGCTTCAACAGAGCTTGCGTCAAGGATGGCGCATCCGGCGGCACCGGCAGGATGGGGCGCCAGTCCTCCTCACCCTCAGTGGGATGGATCGCGCTGACGGCACCGGCATCCAATGGGGCGAAGGCATCATCGAGGGCAGCGTGCATCAGGCGTCCCCTTTCATGCCGAGCATGTCGGCAACGCGGCGCGCGGCGTCCGCCTGGGTGAGGTCGAAGAGGTAGGCGGCAAGGCTCACCGGATCGCCCCCCGCATCCCCGGTTGCGAAGTCACTCCACCGTCCCGAGCGCAGGTTGATGGAGAAGGAACCCGGCCGTCCGTCCGCACGCTTCGGGTTGCGCACCACATATTCATTTCCCTGCCGCCGGCCCCCAGGGAGCCAGCGGGCGAGGATGGAAGGCAGGGCCGCCAGAGCGGCCCCGTTGATGGCGTGGAAGTCGATCATCCGGCGAGGCCCTGGCGCATGGCGACGCGAGCGGCGGCGCGATCCTCGAAGTAGCGCAGGCACATGAACCGGCCGGCGTCATAGACCGGGAGGAAAAGGCTTGCGGCCGAAGCCGTCTCGTGGTTGAAAGTGTTCGTTGACTTTTTCCGAGTGCTTTTGCCGCCGTTCCCGATGCCAGTCGGGGCGGCGGTTTTCGTTTCAGGCATGGGTGTTGTTCCTCTCGCTTGTGGAATGGCAGGTCGGGCCGATGAGGGCCTCTGCCCAGGTGTCGAGGTCGGTGCGCGGGTAAACCGGGGAGCGGCCGATGTACTGAACCGGAGGACCTCCCCCGGTGCAGTGGAGCTTCGCCAGGGTCGCCGGCTTGCGGCTGACTCCATGCGCCAGCATCAGGTATTCGCTGGCTTCGCGGCGGTTGAGACGCGGCTTGCGGAGGCTGGACGGGAGCTGGGCGAGGTCCACCATCAGTCCTGGTCCTCTCGCTTCTCACCTCGGTTGACCCGCTTATCCCCCGGGATGAACTCCGTGGAATAGGTCATCGCGTAGAGATGGCGGATTGGCTTGCGGATTTCGATTACGATTTCTCCGGCCAATACTGCATGGAACACGGCTTCCTTGACCGCTTCATTCGCATCAGTGATCGGCCCATACTCATCTTGAACATTAAGCCGCTTCTTCGCGGCCTCCCAATCCTGCCCGTGCCTGAGGGTGCGGAGGAAATCATCATGGAGCGACCGCCCTGCAAAATTGCGCAAGGGATTGAACGACCAGAAGGCTGCGCTGTACGAAACGGTGGGACCAAACCAGGGCTTCGAGAGAATGTCGAACTCGCTGCCTTCCAGCCACGCTGCCGGGTCATCGATGATGCTGGAGGTCAAGGCCAGACGGTGGGCATCAGCCCGAATGATGGCGTCCGACAAACGCTTGTAGATGAAGTCCGCCATCACTTGGTGAGGGACGCCACGCGAGACGCCGGTCTTCAACAACGCATACTCGATGCCGTTGATGGCGGAATATTTCATCGCCTTGCCCGGCGCGTCATTGGCGAGGGGGAACTTGATGAACTCGCGCCACGTCAGGATTTCAGCCCGCGTGGCACCCGTCCCTGCCTCTAGCTGCGAGCGGGAAAGGTGAGTGATATCAGGTGGCATGACGAAACTCCACATTTTGATAAATATGGAGTTAAGCGTTTTTTCATCGTATTTCAAGACAAAAGTTATGTTATGGCGTCATTCAGTTCATTTCGCTTCCGCCTCCACCAGGCCTTCAAGTTCGGTCATCCGCAAATGGAACCCATCCTCCGCGAGGTCCTCCATTTGCTCGACAAACGCAGGCGGTGGGTTGCCATCGCTGCTTTCAATCTGGTGATGAATACGCCGTAGCGAAGCCGCTTGAGCGCCAGCCGGGCGCGCATGATGATGAGGTCGGCGAGCATCATTCGGTAGCCTCCTTAGGCGGGCGCGGGCCGATCTCGCCACGGTCGAAGCGTTCCAAGAAGTCGCGGCTGACAAAGCCACCCATGGCGACGTTGTCCTCAAAGAACGAGGCGCCGACGGCAATGCTCGCGTCATTGTCGCGGAGCAGGCGACGCGCGGTGATGTAATGGCCGGGGTACATCTCAGCGAGGGCGGACTTGATCTCCTTGATTGCCGCAGCAATGCGGGCTTCAGGCAAAGGGGTGGCTTTTGCCGCCAAGGGGTGCTTGGGCATTGGGTTGCTCCGCGTGAGCCGTTGTGATACATAAATATCAATGCACCACTGATATAAAGATGTCAATGCCACTGCCATCAGCTGCGCAGTTACGTGCCGCCCGCCACCTTCTCAGCATGTCGCAAGCCGAGATATCGGCATCAACCGGCCTATCTATGCCCACGATTAGGCGAGCCGAGAGCGAAAGGGATGTGCCTGTCTCTGAGGATGCGGTGTCTAAGATCGTGGCAGCCCTTGAAGCCGCCGGGGTGATCTTCGTTGCGGAGAATGGCGAGGGGCCAGGGGTGAGGCTGCGGAAGGCGCAAAAATAATTCGGAAATCAAATCAAGAGGCTGTCCCGAAAGTGGTTGCTGGATACCGCGCCCGTGGCGTTTTCCATGTTGCCTTCCTAAGGCGGATGAGCCAAATATCCCATCAATAAGACCCGCCACGCCTCGGACGAAGCCACGGCTTCGCACTGCGCACCCTGGCGGGTTTCTCCTTTTCAGGCACAATTTATCGTCGTACTTATGGCGACATGAAATTCGCCAAGCCGTCCATATCCATCGCTGACCAAATCGCGCTTCTTGAGCGAAGAGGCATGGAAATTCCCGATCGGGCGAGGGCGACGCACTACCTACAACACGTCAGCTACTACAGGCTTCGGGCATATTGGCTTCCGTTTGAACAGCCGGCGCCAGTCGATGGTGATCACCTGTTTTGCGAAGGCACTTCGATTGATGATGCCATTGCGCTTTATGTGTTCGATCGTCAGCTTCGGTTGCTGGTGATGGATGCCGTAGAGCGGATCGAAGTTTCCTTGCGAGGTGGATGGGCGCACCATCTAGCCATAAAGTATGGGCCGCATGGCTATCTTGATCCGAACATATACGACAGAGCCGATCGCTACGCCAAAGCACTGTCCGGTCTTCTGGACGAAATCGAGCGCTCAACAGATACGTTTATTGTTCATTACAAGGGGAAATATGACGATCCTGAGCAGCCACCAGTATGGATGACTGCCGAAGTTATGTCACTTGGACAGCTTTCCAAATGGTACAGCAATCTAAAGCTTCGCTCTGACCGACAAGCGATCGCTAAAATTTACGGTTTAGATGAAAAAATTCTATCATCAATTTCTCATCACCTGACATACGTTCGAAATATCTGCGCTCATCATGGTAGGCTTTGGAATAAGCAATTCACTGTTACAATGACCGTGCCGAACTCGCCGACTTCATTGAAGCTCACTATGAATACAGCTGCCACTCGAAAGCTTTATAACACCTTGGTAGCAATAGGCTACCTCATTGGGGTCGTGGCGCCAGGATCAGAGTGGAGGAAACACTTGGTCGAACTGATAGCGACCTGCCCCCTCGCCGACACGGCGGCAATGGGCTTCCCCAGCAACTGGAAGGATATGCCAGCCTGGAAAGCTGCCTGTGCCGTTTTGCAGGCTGGGGAACAGGATTATGTCATATAAATCAACGTTATCCAACAGAAGCCACACCTCAGGCGCGGGCCTGTCCTCGCCCGTCAGACCTTGGCTAGATCAACCTGTCAACCTCTTCCGCCATGTGTTCACCGTCTGAGGCGATAGGCGCAGCCGGCCCGCTCGCTTCGCCGCATCGTAAGCCTTGCGCGCGGGTTACCCCTCCCCATATCCGTCCCTAGTAACGCGTTCTAGTAACGCCTAGGAGACGCCATGCCCACCGTAGAAAGCACCAATGCCACCCGTCAGGCCCGCCACAAGGCCAAGCTCGCGGAAGCCGGGCTGAAGCAATTGAACGTCACAGCACCGGAGCCCGTGCATGCGGTGTTGAAGGAAGTCGCCAGCCGCACGCGCGTGGGTGAGAGCCTTGCCGATGTGCTGGTGAGCGTGGCGCAGCGCACGGCAGGGGCATCCCTGTTCAAGGTGGAGGCGAAGGCCGAAGCCCTTCATGCCGCGTTGGAGGGCCTGCCGCCGGCTCCCAGCGGCAAGGTGAACATCGCCGTCCGTCTCTCCCAAACCGCGAGCGGTGCCATCCGCAAGAAGCTCCACGCCTTGGGGCTCACCTATGCGAACCGGGTGTTCGCCGGCCCGGTGGATGGCGCCATCAAGGACAAGCTGAAAGCCCAGGTGCAGGACAACGGCGGAACGCTGGTGTGCTGACTTTTGCAGGTTGCTTCTGATTGATGGGGAAATGGAGAGGGGTCCGGGGGCGCCGTCTGGAAACCAGAATGCCGTGAAGGTCATGGCCGCAGATGAAACAATCGTTGACAATGTACACGATTGTTTAGAGCCCCCCACCGGCAATTCCAAAGACGCCGGCCTCCGCCGCCTCCGCAAAGCAGCCGAAGACACAATAGACCAGCAGCGCATTCCGGCGGCGCGGGAATTCCCGGTGGGGCGGGGATCTGCGGAATTGTTTACATTGTCAACAATTCCTAATTCATCTGAAGCGGGGCCGCTCTGTTCCCCGTGTTCCCCACTGTTCCCCAGCGTGGGGAACAGGATTATGTGCTGTAAAATCAACGCTGTACCCCATGTTCCCCATGTTCCCCGCGAAAACAACGATGCTGGGAACGAAAATCACCCTTCAGGCTCGCGCTTCTTCCCGCCCTTCATGGCTGCGGCGATCCGGTCGGCGGTGCTGTTCGATAGGGCTTTCAGGGGATCATCCCGCAGATGGGCATAGCGCTCGGTCGTGGCGGCCTGTCGATGCCCGAGCACCTTGCCCACAAGGAAGAGGGAGGCACCGGCTTCCACCGCGAAGGAGGCGAAGCTGTGCCGCAGGTCATGTAGGCGAACGGTTCTTAGGTCGGGAGCCGCATCGGGATCGGCCCCCGCCTTCACAGCGCGCTGGCGGGCGATCTCGGTCGCCTTCGCCCGAACAGCGGTCCAGGGCTTTTGCAGGGCGACCATGTGCCCGCTGTCGCCCCGCAAGGCGGGGAACACGTGGGGCGAGCCGGGCTTGCGCGGCAGTTCGCGGAGCATCTCGATTGCGGCTTCCGGCAGGGGCGTCGCCTTCGCGCCCGTCTTCGAGACGGGGAAGTTGATGAGCCCGCGCGTCAGGTCGATCCACGACCATTCGAGCCCGAGGATTTCACCCTTGCGGCACCCGGTGAGCATCAGCAGGCGAACGGCGAGCACCCACGCATCGTTGATGGTGCCATCGTCCAAGAGTGCCTGTGCGGCCTCTCCGATCAAGCCCGCTTCCTCGACGGACAGGAAGCGTTCCATCTTCTTGCCCTTGTAGAGCTGCACGCCCGCCGCCGGGTTCTTCTCGATCAGCTCACGGCGCACTGCGAATTGAAGGGCCGCCTTCAGGCACACCACCGCATGGGATGCGCTGCCCTCACCCCCGGTGACGATGGCGCGGCCCCGGAAGCCCGTCTTGATGTCGGCGGCCGTTTTCCCGGCGGCTATGTCGGCCTGCATCTTGGCGATGTCGGATGGCTTCAGCCCGGCTATGGGCTTCCCACCGATGAGCGGGATGATGTGGCGGTCAAAGAGAGAGCGATCATCCTTCCAGCCGCGCGGCTTCTTTGATGGTCGTTCGGCTGGCCCTTCCTCGATGTAGAGGTCCGCCAGGTCTTTCACGGTGACCACAGCACGAGCGGCGGCCTTCGCGTTCAGGGGGTCCACCCCTTGGGTGAGCCCGTGCAGCACCTCGCGGGCTTTCTCGCGCGCCATCTCGCAGGTCCAGGGCGAACCGTGCTTGCCGATGGTGAACTCGCGCTGGCGCCCTTCTGGCGTCCGGTAGTTGACGACGTAGCTCTTCACCCCGGACGGCGTCACCCGCAGGCCGAAGCCCTTCATCTCGGCATCCCACACCATCACCTTGCGGGTGGGGTCCGGCATGGTGGCATCCACCACCCTCTTCGTGAGCTTCGGCAT